TGTATAACGAAACAACCCATCAAGCGATTTCGGTCGGCGGGAAAACACTGTTGCTTTCAAGGCGTTAGGTGGCTGTGGTAAGCCATTACGAATGGTGTATATTGTTGTAAGTCATTACGACTGGTGGATTAGTGTAGGGTGTAGGGTCGCTCTCCCTTGGCTACGCTACCCTACACTTTTAAACAAAAAAAAAATATAATTATTTGACTGCTTAACCAGTCTTGTTTTTCTTTTGATGTTTCTAATATGTATGTAATAATGCTGGGTGTAGGGTCTGTAGGCAAAAAGACAAGTTTCTATATATAAAAAAGCCAAAGCCAATTCTATATTTATAAAGTTTTAGCCACCCTACACCCTACATGCCTACACCCAGCCTACACCCCGCCACCACACTTCTATAAGCAATACCGACACACACCCACAAGTGGGAACTACATTCTATTAATAGAGTGAATTAATATAAAGACAATATAATACAATATAGTATAAAATGCCGAGATTACCAATAGACTACCAAAAAACATTACATTATAAAATAGTGTGTAATGATTTAACCGTCCAACATGTTTATAACGGAGCAACGACCGATTTCACGAGACGCAAGGCACAACACAAAGACTACTGTCGTAATGTAAGCAATAAAACAACGAAACTCTACAATATGAAAATATACACTATCATCAGGGAACACGGTGGCTGGGATAACTGGACGATGGTCTTATTAGAACACCACCCGTGTAATTCAAAGTTGGAAAGTTCTATACGAGAGCGATACTGGTATGAAGAACTCCAATCCACAATGAACGGACAAGTCCCAAGCAGAAACCGAGCAGAATATCGCACAGACAATATAGACAAAGCAAAGGAACAACGAGTAGGATACCAAGCAGCCAACAGAGATAAAATCAACGAACAACAAAACAAATGGAAAGCAGCCAACAGAGATAAAATCAACGAATACCGAGCAAACAACAAAGATAAAATCAACGAATACCGAGCCGCATATTATCAAGCAAATAATAAATAAATAGACCCACCCCCCACACCATCTTATATAAGTATATACAATCGCTATATTTATATAATTAATCAATCAATCGTCGTCATCGGGGTCGTTTAAAATAAAGGCGTCCTTGTCTGCTATAACGCTCATCGGGTATCCTTTCTGGATAGAAACCCAACGAGAAGGCAACTTCTTGATTCTTTTTATTTGGTCGGCGGACAATCCAAAATAATTATCCAGCAAGTATTTAATACTGCGTCCCCCAAGCCCCGACGGGAAGATAACAACAGATTTACATTCGTTCAAAATCCTCTTGGTAGCATGTCCGTCCGTAGCAAGGTGCGATGTATATATGACCTCACAATTAAAATGTCTGCCTGTTTCAAGCAAGGAGTTCAGCAACTCTTGGACTCGCATTCGCAATCGTTTATCCACGAGGCAATCCGTGTCGTCAAAAATGATACAGCTGTCTTTAAAATCCTTTGCTGATAGGTCTTCCGTAAGGAGTTTTTCCAGTTTAATCCGTTTCAATCCCTTTATCTTATCAATAGAACTATCCTCGCCGATGGACGAGATGAGGTAAACCTCTCGCTTGGGATACAGCTTCTTGTATTCATCAACATACATCTTTGTATAATAAGATTTCCCTGACCCACTCGCACCAGTGATGTAGGTAATACTCCTCTCCATCTTTTTATCTGGAGCGGGTTGAAAGTGGAGCTTTGGTTTGTTTTTCAACTTCACATCACGGAACGCCCCGCCCCGCACCTCGTCAGCTTTGTCGGTGAGAAATAGTTTCTCCCATTTTTTGCGGTCAGTAATATCGTCGTCCTTTAGGTAGGCAAGAAATCGTCCTTTTTCCTCAAAGTTCATTATACAGTAGTAGCAGATTAAAAAGTCAAAGCATGTGTTCCAAAAACCCTCGTGAGTGTTTATTAATAACCTCGGTAAAATACTCAACCAAGTCGGTTATTCTCGGCAAGGCGTTCTTCTCGGTCATATCATCTATATCAGCGAACACAGTTGAATTGATTGGGATTTGGTATATATTGGAGATTTGTTCTTTGATATACTGGAGGTTTTCTTCCACATCTTTCCAAGCAACCTTCCTAAAATCCTGTTCCAAGATGGCTACGAGTATTTTGAGTTCGTTTCTAATCTTGTTTAGAAATCCAACCTGACTGTTAAAAAAATCCACCAATTGAGCGAGTGCTTTCTGGTGAGTGTCTGCCCCATCGTGCTGTAGGAGAGAGAAGAGGCGTTTGAGAGCCTTGAAACTGTCCTTGCGAGAATAGGCTTGGATTTCCTCTTCAAAGTCTTCCTGTATTTCTTGGGGCGTAGTCCTCACGGTATTATTCAACCCATCTTGGGTCTTGATGGTGTAGTTCTCGCTCACTTCTACGAATTGATTACCGACCTGACCCAGAAGGTCAATCTTCAGTATTGTTTTGTCTAAAACTGCGTCCTTTAAACAGCGGTGTGTTCCGTCAATCATCTTCACCCAGCCCTTTTTAACATCTGCTGGTTTCCAGCGTAGAATGAATAAATCCCTGATGAGTTTGATTTCGTCCTCCCCTGTCGCCTTGCGGATTGCTCTTGCTTTTGCCTTCGGTATAAGGTCTTTGTGGGATTTCAAGTATTCCTCCACCGATTTCTTGGAATAATCCCCTCGGTATATCAAGCGGTCATCGTGTCCTGCTTTCAAGTCGGTAATCCAATAATCGGGGTTTTTCTTTGCTGTCTCGTATGCTTTTTGGATTGCTTTTGCGACCTTGTCTCCTGTAGTGCCTTTCAACACGGTGGATATATCGTAATCGCTCCCATACTGGATAGCTCGTAGTGAATTGCTCCCAATTAATCTAACCTTGCCGTTGAGGGAAAAAACATCAACTAAATCGGCGGTTTCATCATTCACCATTTCCAATGTTTTTCTTTTCATCTTGCTATAATATAATGTGATATTATATTATACATGCCTGTTATTATAGATGAATTAGTTTGTTCTAAAAGACATCACAAGAGGTTCAAGATTGTTATACGAGATGGGGCAGAGAAGAAAACATTTCATTTCGGTTTAGAGGGCGGAGAAACCTATATAGACCACCAAGACACCCAGAAAAGAGCCGCTTATTTAGCAAGGCATTTAGGAAATAAAACCGAGAATAGATTAATTAGCAACCTAATCCCATCGCCCTCGCTTTTCAGTGCTGCCTTGCTGTGGGGAAACCACGCCTCTCTGTTTGATAATCTCGTTGAATTACAGAAGGCGTTTAATAGAAATCATTAAAATAAAATCCAATTATATAGATGGATAACGACCTGATGGATAAACTAAAGAAGGAGGATATTTACCCTTTCCTTGACGATTATTACGCCAAGATAGGACGAACCGACCCACCTGCTTTTCGCTCCTATTCACTCGGTGGATTAAAAAAGTGTTTGAAAATGTTCGGCATCAATCTCACACGAGAAAAACCGACGGCTAAATAATCTATTTTCAATTTTTTATTACAGATTTCCTTCTCCTTCTCCTTCTCCCGCCAAGACAGGAGGGATTAAATCGCAAAATAGAGAGGGTTCAATGGACGGTCTGGGTTGCCTGTAGAGCGGTTCTTGTTCTCTGGAAATCTCGCCTATATCAGCAACAGAACCCACGGGGGTTTTATCAACTGTATCGGGTGGTATTTCCGTGAGCGTATCTACGGTCAACTTCCTGCGTAATAGATTACTTGCCTCACGCAATTTAATGTAGTTGGAATATTTTTTATTTAGATAGTCTTTGCCGTCCTCTCCTCGGTTCTCTCTCCGTAATGAAAGCATCTTAAAAAGGTCAATAGATAGAGTGTAAAACTCCTTGCTCTGCGTCAGCTCCAACTCCATACTGGTCTGTATTCCCAGATAGAGTTCAACCGCACCAATAATCCCCATCGCCATTCCCAACAGACATGTTATTCCGCTGATATAATGTTGCTCCATCAAGGGTTGTAGAGCGACAGATGCGGTGCTGGTGATTGAACTCAAAATAATGAGAGGCAGTCTAAAATACTTGCCGTAGCCCTTGAAATGATAATATCTCTTGCGGTGGTATTCGCTTAAATTAACGCAGTTTATTCGCAACTTTTCAAGGAGTTCCTCCACTTCCATCGTCCATTTGGTCTGCGGTTCGGTTTTCATCATTGTATAATAGCCCTATATTATACAATGATGTTTTTTTTATAAAAGCAACAGCAACAATATTTCTTCCACCAGACACGCCGTCTTACTTTCTCTCCTAACAATTCTTCTAACACGGACAGCGTATACCCCTCACTATCCATATTGGAATACATTTTAATATAGTTATATTTTTTTAAGGAATGGATTGTGCGGAATTGTATTAAGTATAAGCAAGTTCTCCTGTTGTAGGGTTATAAAATAAGGCTACGAACCCAGCTTCCACACCAAAATCTCGTATAGGTTTCACAATAAACCTACTTATTCCAAGAGTATTTAAC